CTGTTGCTTTTTTAAAACTAAAATTTGGATGACGATACATATAGTCTATTTTGCGTTCTAAAACTTGCAAAACTTCTAACAAGTCCATTTTTGTTGCAAAATCGCTATCCATTAGTATTTTGTTAACATCATGCTTGTCTAGCATGTACTCTACCCATTTTGTTGTAGCGGGTATTTTGTAATATTGAACTATTGCTTTTTTGTTATTGCGTGTTGCATATTTTGTAATATATGTACGAGCAAACATAAAGCCTCCTTTTACAAAGACTATACATTATATACAAATCACGAATTATGTGCAACGGTTGCTAAATTACTAAGTGCTTGAAGTAAGAATAATGTTGGTCGAGAGTCCAAATACTTGGGTCTATAGCAGTCCCGTCGAATGTAGTATATTGTGCGTCAAAAACATTAGTGTATCTTTCAAACGGTATCCACATGTTGGGGGTTGCGGTGGCCCAACCAGCATCTTTAAGCATCTTGTGTTTTACCCGGCTTAATCGAACAGTAGGAGCGTTAAGAGCCTGCTGCACATTAATTTTACCCGCCAACAACAGATCACGAATTATCTTTAACGGAATTAAATGTTCAAAATCGCATTCATCATCGGCGCCGACTTCGTGGTAATGTGCTAACATTCCGTCACGCTGTTCTATACAATATTCATGATACCTACGAATGCATTTGTCCAAATCATTACGCATTTCACGCAATAATTGTGCATCATTCTTGGTAGTCTTATATTCCTCCAAGAGACGCACAATATTACGAGTGTAGTAATTGGACAAAGTAGTATATGTGCCCGCGGACCGACGAGTTTTGCTGTATACCGGAGCGATAAATGATTCAAGCGATTCTTTCAACATATTAAATCTCCGTTACTGTTGGCAGCAGGCCGGGCGCAATATTGCCTTCTTCGATACCCATTTTAGCACCTTCGCCGTGATATGGAATATCCAATGTGCCACCATTCATGACATGAATTTCTCGCATGAAATTCAGCATGGCACTAGGAGCAGTCCAGGTCGACCCAGGTTTAACATGCTCCCATTGAGTCTTGGCTTTGGAATGAATTACGACTGCTTTATTGAATGTTGGCTTAATGCTGGTCAATAAAGTTTTCATCCAACCCTTGGGCAAAGTTACATTGTATTCACCGGACAGGCGTTGAATTTCGACCAGCCCAATAAACACACCTTGATCAATTTCGTCGCCGACGGGAAAAACAGTCTTAATAGAATCTAGTATATCATAGAGAACTTTACCGCTTTCGTCTACTTCGATTCCCTTGTACGCATATTTAAAATGACTAAAGAAGTAGTCATTGTCGCCGCATAGAGTATCGCTGCCACGACTGTTTTTGTCTTGTAAATCAACACCAGCTCGATCAAATTGATCTTGTAGTGTACGAGCTCTTTTAACCTTAATGTCACCGCTACCATTCTTGTAACGCACCAAGGCATTACGATGCAGGTCTCCTGGCGTCAATCGTTTAACACCGGTGTCGTTGAGTACTTCAAACGCATAGCTGGCAAAGTTTGGATCGTTGGTTTCCACTACCGCACAAGGAATCTCGTTGTATCCCAACAGTCCAGCAGCAATGGTTCTATGTTGGGCATCATAAAGAAAAATCTTTGCATTACCATTAACACGGCATGCACTACCTGGCGAGCAAATTCTTGGATCCCACTTTTTCATAATGTTGATGATGTGTTTGTGTAACACATCTCGTTGCACTTCATAATCAATCCAGAGATCTTCAATAGCGATCATAGAACTGACCGGAAATTGATGTTGCAGGGCCTTGGCTCGTGCCCGCCAAGCATCCAACTCTTTCTGTGTAACATTGTAGTGAGATTTAAGTTGTTTCTCTACTTCGGCAATAACTTCTGTGAGTTTACGTACCAGTCTTTTTGCAGCCATGATTATTCTCCTACCAGTAGTTTAAAAGATTTTACTTCGTGTTGCCACCAATTGTATGCACCAATTTTCTTCGGATGTTTACGAGGGGTTCCATCTAATTCAAAAGGAATGTCGATATTACTTGTTTTTGGAATATTTTTGTAGGCTTTATGTGGGATACGAAAAAAATACCATTTATTCTGTTTACGTTCATACACAGACACTAGTAGCCAACCTTGCTTTGAATGTATGTTTGAAACCTGTGCTGCATATGATTTGCTATAATTATAAGTCCGTACAACTACACATTTGGCGTCGTCACCGTTTTTAAAATCTTGTCCGTAAGTGCTTTCTCTAATCAAGTCGCATTGTACTTCAATGGCCTTTTCAAAAAGTTGTCCAAATTGAAGCACATCGTCTTTAACGAGCTTTTTGATAAATTTTGTTATAAGGGGAATTTTACTGTAATACGGATAGGCCAAAGGCCAGAGCAGTTCAAATTTAGCCGTGTCAATGGCCAAGTCTCTATTCGGGTTCATTACATTGTCCTTTAGGTTAAATGATGCACAAGCATCCCCAAACAGCAAATAATAATAACGTGCAATACGTTGAATAAATGCTGCTAAGACTTACTATAATATATTATTTAATTTTTTAAGTCAACCTCTAATATGTTAATAAATTGGACAAATAGGTATCTAGATCGCCAGCGTGAAGTGTTAACATTGTTGCAACGGTTTGGTCGAACACTACAATATCAGTCAAACGAGGTATAAAGTAAGGTGTACTCAATGCTCGTTCCATCATTAGCATATGTTTTGGAACAATTTTGTCTTGAAGCTTGATTGAATAAGATGTGACTTTTTTTGATGCCAGCTTGAAACCTAATGGAGTTAGTCTTAGGCTTTTTGGATTAGTTGGATTTCGCCAAACCACAAATTGCTGTTCCCCAGGCAAAAAAAGTATTGTGCTCCAATACTTTTGACTGTGGGTGTCCATACATTAAGATTGTGGCTTTTTTTGCGTAAAGATAGTTTCGCCTTGTGAAAGCAATACTACTTCAAATTTGTCGGTCTTGAATAGGGTGTTGAGTTTCTTGCAGAGATTGATAGCGTGACCGCTGTTGCTAAAACTGACCTTTTTGTATTTTGGGCCAGGATAAGATACCAAGATATTGTGTGTTTTTAAGTTGATAGGTTTGGAGTCGTAATAAACTGCCCAGATTCCTTCGCTGCTCAAAATCTGATCGCTTTTATAGTTGGTTTTGTTTACATGTTCTAGAAGAACCGTTGGTTTAGGTCTACTCATATCATTATCCTTACTGTATTATATTTATCTTAGTTATCTGGGTATATTATTTAAAACCACCACCGTCCATGTTAATTGAAATAACATCTTCAGTGTTGCCATTTGAGATTTTGGTTAATTCGGCAATTTGTGTTAATAATTCAAATATTTCGGCCTGTAAGTTTCTGGCTTCGCTGGCATTTAGCATCAACTCTTTTTTCTGAAGTTGATTCATGGCTCGTACTTTGTCATTGAACATTCGTAGATGTATGCTTAAATTATTTTCCATTACTTTTCCTTAATCTTTTCTGTGCATCTTCTTGTGTCAAGAATGGTCCTTGGTACGGATATCTATTTAGGGTAATAAGCTTGGGGCAATACATAGCGGTCCAATCGCAATCAGCTTTGATTAAATAGTATCCGGCGCAAAAGTAACTGCGACTTTTGGCTGTCTTTGTGTAAATTGGTAATTTTCTACCAACATCAAACAATTCATTATACGGTTTTGATTGAGTAGGATAACCGTAAATTTGATTTCCGGTTTTTTCAACAGTTTTCTTTTTGGGCTTGTCGAATACAATATTGTATTGCTTTGACAATAATTTTATCGAAGAAAACTTTTCTCTTTGATCGTCGTGTACATAAACAAAGGTTCCGTCTTCAACGGCTTGGATAGTGGCCACTTTGGTTCCGTGATCTTCAACTACCCAGAACTTATTTTTTACAACTGGTTTTGCAATTTTTTCTCTCATGATCATTTTGCTAACATATGATGTGTCACAATCTTGCCCAGTTCTTGGCCAAGATCTTTGTTATCGTCAATCACATACATATCGCCGTCGTTGCCATATCCATTGGATACTCGTACAACAAAACCACCGTGTGCAGTGTGAACATCAAACGATATTTTTTTGTTAGGTAATTTGTTATCGTTACTCCATGATCCCAAATTAATTTGTGTAAGATCACTTACAGTTAATGGAGCAACTGCTCCTGCTGATCCGGCCATAGTATAGTTACTCATAGTTTTATTTGCTCCAACATAATTGCCTGTGCCACTTGCTTGGCAAAGTCCTGGTCTTCATGAATCATGTAAAGTGTTCCTTCGGTTCTATCAGTTTTTTGATTGTATGTACGAGATTCAAGAATATGGCCACCCACTGCCTTGTATAGGCAAAAGTTCATACCATTCTGTGACGGTCTGTCATGATCTCGCTCTATCAAAGTAGCTCGAGACAATTTAAGTTCGTCTTCTTCATTGAGCCAACGGCGTAATTTTCTTCGTAACCAGTTCATTGTTTTTCTTCCTCCATACATAATACCTTCATCATTTCAAACTTGTCATGTAAATCTTTTAGTCCCGGGTGCCGAGCCATTAAATCCTTTAGTCGGTTTTCTTCTTGCATTTTGTTATGTGCCCACTCGATTGTTTGTTTACTGTCCCACCCTAAATCAATTGTGACATGACTGTTGATGCCTTGCCATGTGAGACCATCGTACACTTCCATTTGCTGCATATTGGGATTGTATCGTACCATACCTGCACCTACAGCACCTGGGCTAATAGGAAAAACGCTAGGATTGCCTCCACTTACTGCGATATGCGGTGAACCGCTGCTTAAAGTTTTAATCATATGTATTCTGCTGTCAAAATTGACACTACAAAACCAATCATCAAATAAACCATGGCATGTGCAAGTTGATCAACACCTATCCACAACCAAAAACGATCTGAATCAGGACTCACTCTAACAGTTGCTCTGCGATGTACAAGGTCCATGGTGTAATGTAATACAGCATCGAATACTGCAAGCATAATGCAAGCCTGCAAATTTAAAAAATGCATAAGGATTACATAGGTCAAGGCACCATGGAGACCGGCGTGTTGCAATCCGCCTAGTCTACCAAAGTGCCCTTTATCTCGAATCATTCTATCACTTTGCCAACAGAAATCTGCTAGAAAGTGTTTAACAAATAGCAAGGCCAATATTAGCCAAGTTGTCATTTGCTTGATATCTCCTTGGCCTTTATACAATAAAATTGCTTGTTGGTTGCCAATTCGTCTTTACGCACAGATTCCAATAATCTCATACACTCAGACATGGTATTTGTGGTACTACGTGGATCAAAATTGTAGCCGGGCGGATCCACAGTTAGCGTAGTTACTATTAGAAAAATCCACATTACGGATACTCCGCCCCTAAAAACTCACTAAAGCTTTGGCTCTGTTCGCTCAGTTTGTTTAGTTCATACTTGCCGCAAAACTTCAAGAACTGAGCACCTACCATTGGTCGATTTTTCTTTACTGCTCCCGCTGCTATAGTTTCTGCAATCTTGTTTTTGACTTCTGAAGGCTGTGCAGAGAGATCAACTAGAGTAACATTACGATTGTAATCGTCTAGCACTCGATGTTCCACACCGTTATGGTCGGTCCATCTTTGAAGCATAAGGTTATTCCAAGCATATCCTTTTTTATGTTTGTCAGCAAAAGCTTCAGTGAGACCAATTTTGTTCTTGCTGCCCTTGGTCCTAACACCCGGATATGCGGAAAAGATATTATCTGTTGGATCTCCACGCATACACTTCTCAAACAAGATCCATTGCGGATCAGGTATCACTTTGGGTTCTTTGGTTTTCTTATCAATGACCAGTTTGCCTTTTTTGTCCAGGATACCCGCCAACGTGTGTAGTTCATCGGCAACACCGTTATATTGCTGTACGTTTGGCGCCAGTAACTGGTAGAAATCTGTGTCGGAGGAAATAATAATGTGATCGTCATTGGGGTGTGCGTGTATGAATCCTGCAATGAG